GGTTGAATGCACGAGGTCAAGCGCGCCGCCAAGAGGCGAAAACCATTTTCGTTGGAAAGGTGGAATTTCCAAGCGTAGCTCTGCTGTGAAAAGTGTGGCACGCCGCAAAGTACGTGAAGTTGGCAAGTGTGAACGGTGCGGTGCGCTTGAAAATTTACATGCACATCATGTCGAACATTATGCCGTTGCACCGGAGCGTAGAGCAGATCCTTCTAATCTCGAAGTTCTTTGCATGACCTGTCATGGAAACGAGCATCCGAACTATCGGAACGTGCTGCTTAGGCCATACGTTCGCTCCGGCAAGAACATTACGTGCATTATTTGCGGTGTTGCACGATATGTGTCTCCACATGCCGCTAATACTGCAAAATTTTGCAGCCTTGCGTGCCGGGATACAGCACGGCGGCAGGGTATCACGCGCGCTCCTGTTCCACGAGCCGGCAAGGAGATTTCCTGCGCTTTTTGCGGCCAGTTGCGCTATGTTCGGCCCTCCCTTGTTGGAGAAGCAAAGTTTTGCAGCCAGAAATGCTGGCGAGCGTCTACCTCCGACTTCATGAAGCGGGACAGCGTCGGCGGCGCCGTGTAAGTGAGGCTCATGGCGTGTTTTCTTCGCCGATGCAGTGTTCGACGAGTTCGAGCACCATTCTGACGATGTTGTTGACGGCGATCTCGGAAGTCCGGTAGGGCTCCGCTATAGCCTTTGTTTCGACCAACACAGCCATGCCGAAGGCATTCCCTCCCATTGATCGCCGGACGCAGGTCAAGCACGTCAGCATTTCGTCGAAGTTGGTTCGAGTTGCTCGGCTGAGCCTTCCATGCTGTCTTACTTCGAGCCGGGCTTGATCGAGCACTCTTATCGCCTCAAGCATCAACTCACGAGGTAGCGGCAGCGGCGGCGCCGTGTAGGTGAGGCTCATTTCCTTACATTTTCAGCGAATTGGATCTTCTTGCGCAGCCCCGGTCGGTTCTTCTTGGCCGCGGCCAGCTTTGCCTGCGGAATCTTCTCGCCCTCCGGTACCCCGAGCGCCCGGTGCAAGCTGCCGACCGTGCCTTTCTTCTCCATCTTCTCCCGCGCGCCCTGTATCCACTTCTTGGCCATGGCTCAGTCCTCCTCCTGCCTCGGGGTTTTCCGCGGCCGCCCCGGCCCGCGCTTCACCACCACCTCGGCGGCAGGCTCGGCGGCAATCAGGTCGATGTCCTTGGGGCCCATCCTCTCGATCGGCTTGTCGTACTTCTCGACCACCGGCTTGCCCTCGCCGTCCTCGCCAAGATTTATGGTAATGACGAATCTTTCGTTGCTCTTGGCCTCCTTGGGGTCGCCCCCCAGCCCCGCATTGCGCGAAAACAGCTTGGCCACCTCGGTCGCCGCCGACAGCGACTCGTCGCTCATCATCCGCGCGCCCAGCCGCGGCAGCGCCTGCTCCAGATAAGCCGCGCTTGTCAGCTTGATCCGCTCGTTGGTGGACAGCGCCGAATTCCATTCCAGCGTGAACTGCTCGAACGCGCGCTTGTAGTACGGAAGTTTGGATATCTCGTAGAAATCCTCCGGACCAATGCCGTAGTCCGCGAAGATCACTTCCGCCTTGCGGATCGCCATCGCCATCTCCATGGCGAGCTTTGCAAGCGCAGTTTCGTCTAAATTTTGATCGGGCGGCTCAGTGGGCTCGGACATCCGCGCACCCTATAACATTTCCCGCCAATAGGGTAGCATGGCGCCCATGGCAACCAACCCACTCGGCCAGCAAGGCGTTCTAAGTGTCGTGCCGCCAGCGGCGCTTGAGGCTCACCTACAAGCTCAGCAACTTGCTCGCGCTCAAGCCGCTGCACCGCCAGAACCAGCGCCGCCAGCTTTAGTTGGTTGGGTACGTTCACAATTCGAAATCTTCCGCAACCACCGCAATACCGCCGCCGGCTGGTCCAATCGCTTGCTCGAGGCGTTGCGCACCTTCAACGGCCAATATTCGCCAACCAAGTTCCAGGAGGTCAAGAAGTTTGGGGGCTCGGAGGTTTTTGCGCGTTTGTCCGCCCAGAAGTGCCGCGCCGCCTCCTCGCTCCTGCGCGATATCTATCTCGGCTCCGACCGGCCCTGGTCGATTCGCCCGCCGGCCGATCCCGACGTGCCACCCGATATCGTCCAGAAGATCGATGCGCTCATGGCCCACGAGCAGCAGATGATCATGCAGACGACCGGCCAGGCCCCGTCCCCGCAGGACGTCCAGATGCGCCGCACCGCCCTCATGGAGTCGGCCTCCGACGCCGCCAAGAAGAAAGCCGCCGACCAGGCCCAGGTCGCCGAGGACAGGATCGAGGAGATCCTGCGCGAGGGTGGATTTTATCACGCCCTGGCCGAATTCATCGTGGATCTCCCCATCTTCCCGTTCGCCTGCATCAAGGGCCCCACCGTCCGCATCGCCCCCGAGGTCAAGTGGAACAACGGGCAGCCGCTGGTGCGCCAGATCCCGAAAATGGTCTGGAGCCGGATATCCCCGTTCGATATCTGGTTTACGCCGGGCGTGGCGGACATCGCCAACGCCAACGTCATCGAGAAATCACGCCTCACCCGCGCCGAGCTCAACGACCTCCTCGACCTGCCCGGCTTCGACCAGGACGAGGTCCGTGCTGTCCTCGACGAATACGGCCGCGGCGGCCTCTACGACAACTGGGACACCACCGACGCCGAACGCTCCGTCCTGGAAAGCCGCGAGAACCCGGCCTGGAACCGCTCCGGCCTCATCACCCAGATGGAATTCCACGGCAACATCCAGGGCCGCCTCCTGCAGGACTACGGCATGCCCGGCATCGCCGACGAATTGCGCGACTACCACGTCGACGCCTACGTCATCGGCAGCCACATCATCAAGGCCAACCTCTCCCCCTCGCCGCGAGCAAGGCATTCCTATTACATAACCAGCTTCGAGAAAGTCCCCGGCACCCCCGTCGGCAACGGCCTCGTCGACATGATCGCCGATCTACAAGACGTTGCTAACGCCACGCTGCGCTCGCTGGTCAACAATCTCTCCATTTCCTCCGGACCGATGGTGGTCATAAATGACGATCGCGTCCGGCCCGAGGATAATGTTGAGGAACTGTATCCTTGGAAGAGATTTCACGCGTCCTCCGACCCAGTTGGCAACAACTCGAAACCTCCCGTTGAATTTTTCCAACCGCAGAGCAATTCGCAAGACCTGCTGACCGTGTTCAGGGCCTTTGTCGATCTAGCGGACGACATCTCAGCAATCCCCAAATACATCGGCGGCCAGCCCGGTGGCGGCGCAGGACGCACCGCATCCGGTTTGGCCATGCTCATGAACAATGCGAGCAAAGTGCTTCAAACCGTTGCAGCGAACTTAGACCGCGAGCTGTTCGAGCCTGCGCTACAACAGCTTGTAGACTTGGTGTTGCTCAGTGATACGACCGGGCTTTTGACAGGCGAGGAAAATGTTTCGGTGCAAGGAGTGAGCGTTGCTATTCAGCGTGAAACCCAACGACAGCGTCAGGTTGAGTTTCTTCAAAGCACGGCGAATCCAATTGATATGGGGATCATCGGAATCAAGGGCCGTGGCGCGGTGCTTCGCAGCGTCGCTCAGACCATCGGGCTCGACGGCGACGAAATCGTACCGTCCGACGACGATCTCGAAAAACTCCAGCAACAGCAGCAAGGCGGCGGCGAGCAGCAGGCGCTCGCCCAGAAGGTCGAGGCCGGCGTGCAGCAAGGCGTGCAAATGGGCGTCCAGAAAATCGCCTCCGACTTGACCGCCGGGCTCCTGGCAAGCCAAGCCGGCGTCCCGGCCGGCCAGCGCGGCATCCTTCCAGCCCTGACCGGTGGCGCGCCGTTGGGTCCGCTCGGCGCTCCCGGGTCTGGCGCTCTGGGCGGCGGCATGGACCAGATGGCGCGGGCGGCCCAGGGCAACCAGCCGTCACCATTGTCGCAAGGCAATACCATGCCGACTAGTCTGGTTGGAAATCAGCCCGCGCCTCCAGGCCCTGGCGCGCGACCGCCGGTGCCGATGGGAGGGCCACCGGGGTGATGCTCATGGCAACGCAGGCCCGTGAACCCGATCCGCGCAGGTGGGTTATCCACCGCAACAGCCGGGGTTCGCCGTGCTGGTACCAGCGTTGGTTGGAAGCGTGGTGGATCGTTACCGGGCGCTGGTCGCTGCATCGCGCTTGGCAGGATGGCCTCGATCACGGCACCGCAATGGAGTATCAGCGCACAGTCGTGATGAAGGGGCGCTAACCGTTCAACCAGAGAGGAGTACGTCCGATGCCGTCCTATGAGGTTAAATCCCGTGTTACCCACGCCGCCACCGTCGAGACCATCGAGGCGCTGCACCGCGAGGATGCGGTTCATCAGGTCGTGGCCAACGCCACCGCTACTCCCGGCGACGAGATCGACGTTTTGACCGTCACCGAGCTGCCCGGCACGTCCGGCGGCGGCGAGGGCGCGACCGGCGCCACCGGCGGCATGTTCGGTGTGGGTGAAACCAGGTCGACCAAGGCGCAGCTCAACGACATGACCAAGGAGGAGCTGCTGAGCGTGGCTGCCAGCGAGGGTGCCGAGGTCAGCGAGCATTGGAACAAGGGCGATATCATCGACGCCATCGTCAAGCATCGCAAGCGCGCGTGAAGCTGGGGTGGAACTGCATACTGCGTAACGAGGCAGCGATTATATCGCGCTGCCTCGACAGCATCATTCCGCACGTCGACTACGGCATTGTGGTCGACACCGGCTCGACCGACTCGACCGTCGCCATGGTGCGCGCGGCGTTCGAAAAAGCCAGCAAGCCGCTGGAGCTCGGTGCAGCCGAATTCGTCAACTTCTCGGATGCCCGTAACCTTGCGCTGCTGGCTGCGCGTGCGAGCCATCTGCCGTGGGACTACTTGGTGCTCTCGGACGCCGACATGGCCCTGGTCGTCGACGATCCCGACTGGAAGCGGCAGCTCAACGGCGGTCTTGCCTACGACGTGCGGCAGGTGGCCGGAACACTGAACTACTGGAACCGGCGCATACTGAGCCGCAATGCTACCGGTGACTATAAGTGCCCCACGCACGAATTTTTAGATGTGCCAACGGCGGGCAACTTGGACGGCATCTGGTTCCAGGACTTTGCAGATGGGTCTAACAGGCCGGAGAAGTTCGAGCGGGATATCAATCTGCTCGAAGAGATGCTGAAGACCGAGACCAACGAAGGCTTGATCCAGCGGGCTCACTTCTATCTCGGGCAATCATACTTTGATAAGCGCGATTGGGCCAAGGCTGCGGAGCACTACAAGATCCGCGCCGGGCTCGGTGGCTTCGCCGAAGAACGCTGGAACGCCCAGCTTCATTACGCGCATTGTTTAGAGAATTCCGGCGACAGACCGGGCTTCGTCTGGGAGATGCTGCGCGCCTACGAGCTGCGGCCACACCGGGCCGAGACGCTGTACGACCTGGCCAGATATTTCCGCGAGCGCGGAGAAAACCACTCTAGCCTACTGTTTTCCGAGGCCGGCATGGATCCGCAGCCGCACGCCGACCAGCTGTTCGTGAACAAATACGCCGCCAGCACCGGCATACGCGAGGATTTCGCGATCTGCGCCTATTACGCAGGCGGTAAAATCCGCGACCGCGGCGCGCAGGTCTGCAACGAACTGGCGCTCGAAGGCAGCGAGCAGGCCCGCGGCAATATGTTCTGGTACCTGCGGCCGTTGGCCGAGCATGTGCCGTCGTTCAAGCCTACATGGTTGAAATTTGATCTGGACGACGGCTGGGCCGCCACCAACCCGTCGGTCATCAACTATCAGGGAAGGCCTATCCTTGTTTTACGTACCGTCAACTACACGATCACGACGGAGGGGGTCTATGCGATCCGGGGGAAGGATAGCTCTCTGAGTGCCGACTGGAACGTCAATTTCATTCATACGCGTAATTATCTGGTGCGCGACCTGGATGCCGCCACAGCCGACGAGCTGCCATTACCGGAGAATTGGCCGGAACCGAAGTTTCATCCGGTACGCGGTCTGGAAGATAGCCGGTTGTTCGAATGGCAGGGCACCCTGTGGACGATCTCAAACGTGCGCGAGCTCAACGCGGAAGGCTGGTGCGAGCAAATCCTGGTCCCGCTCAATGCGCGCGGCCAGCCTTGGATGCGGATTTTGCCCAAGAAGCGCTACCACGAGAAAAACTGGCAGCCCTGGGTGAAGAACAACGAGTTGCGGTTCGTCTACCGGCAGGGGACCCTGGTCGACGACGATGGTAATGTGGTTTTCGAAAGTGATTCCGGTTTCGATGCCAGCCAGATCAGCGGCGGCTCGCAGGTTATAGAAGCTGACGGTGTGTACTTATCGCTAGTGCATGAGGCGCGCACGATCCCAGGGCGGCCGAACCGCTATTATGCACATAGGTTCGTACGCTACGCCGTTGACGGAGCGGTTACCGGCATGTCCATGCCGTTCTATTTCCATGACAAGCAGATCGAATTCGCCGCCGGCCTGGCGTACTTTCCCGAGCGGCGGCAGCTGATGGCAAGCTACGGCGTGCGGGATTGCGAGGCGTGGGTGGCGAGGATGGATCTAGATGACGTGCTGCGGTTCATCGAGGAGCCGCGATGATCCTATGCAAAGATTTCTTTGAGACGCGCGACCTCGGCTTTCGGCACGCGGGTGATGCGGCCGAACTTGATGGTGCGCACCTGATTCATCTCGATCGCGTCGCGCATGGTTTTGTACGAGACGCCGATTTCCTCGGCCGCGCCGGGGATGGAGAAAGCGGCGCCAGTGCGCCGCCGCTTTTTCGGTTTGGACGCAGAATCGCTCATAGGCTCACCGCCCTAAAAGATGATCTATCTCCAGCATGATACGGAAAATACTGGTGTCAACGCCTATCTGAGGCAAAACGATGGTTGCCGCCATTGACACGGGAAGACAGCGGCGATGAAGGGCAACATCGGATGCGTGATGTGCTGTTATTTTCCGATATCCGATGAATACAGTGTGCTCCGATGAGCGTGGTGGCCGTCACCGGCTTTATCCCAATCCCCGGCCATCCCCGCCCGGCGCAGGACTACGAAAGGCTCGGCGCGCAACTGGCCGCAGCCGACATCACCGCGCTCCTGCGCCTCGACACCGAGCTCGAGGCGTGCTGGCTCTACCGGCATCTGCAACGGCACGGGCCGGTGACCCACTCGACCGCCGACAACCCGGCCAAGAACTCGCTCGCGTACCACATCGTACAGGCGGAGAAGTCCGAGCTCATCGCGGACGCCGCCGAGCTGGTTCCCGGCGCTGACGTCATCGTCTGGATCGATCTCGGCATCTTCCACCTGCCGGGAATGACCGCCGGCGTGATCGAGGATTTCATGGCCCGCGCTGCGGCCGAAGAAGCCATCGCCATCCCGGGCTGCTGGGAGAGGAACTACCAATACGACGATCGCTACCCGATGTGGAGATTCTGCGGGGGCCTCCTGGTCGTGCCGCGCGAGCACGCCGCCGCGCTCGCCGCCGTGATGAGGGACGAGTGCAAGCGCCATCTGCGGGAGACAGGCAACCTGAGCTGGGAGGTGAACACCCTGGCGCGGGTGGAGCAGCGGTACCCCGATTTGCCGATCCGGTGGTATAAAGCCGATCATAATTCCAGTATGTTTACTAATTATCAGGCAACGGAGCACGCCGATGGCTGGAAAGCGCAAGGGTTACGAGGGGTCCAAGGCTGACCTGGCCGAGGACAAGCGCGGCGCCAAGCGCAAGGGCATGTCGCTCAAGAACTACGAGACTTCCGCACAGGACAAGGCCGAGGACAAGCGCGGCCAGGCCAAGCTGGGTCGCAAGAAGTGAGCCATGATGACGAGCGTCCGCTCATGGTTCGCAGACAACCAGGCGCTGGTTTATTTCCTGGTGGCGCAGGGCATCGCGATCGGCGCTGCGGTCCTGTCGATCACGGCCTACATGGTCAAGCTGGAGACGCGGGTGAGCACGCTGGAGATTCGCGGTTCGCCGCACTTGGTGACGGTCGATAGCCGGTTGACGGTATTGGAGAGTCAGACCAAGGCTAACAAGGGAAGCATCGATAGGATCGTTGACGTGATGACCAAGAGGTTGAACATCAATCCATGAACGAGGATCGCAGCCTGAGTTCTGCGGGTGCTAATTTAATCAAGCACTACGAAGGCTGTTTGAAGAAAGTTGGCGATTATTATCAACCGTACCATTGCCCTGCTGGAGTTCTCACGATTTGTTGGGGCCATACTCATCATCACGGGAGAGAGTTCAATGCCGACTCTCGATGGACGATGGAGGAGTGCGATCAAGCGTTTCTGGAAGACATGGGGACGTTTGAGCGAGCTGTACGTAAACTTGTCAAAGTGCCTCTCGAGCCATGGCAGTTCGACGCCCTCGTCTCCTTCTGCTACAACTGCGGAGAAGGAAATCTCGCCAAAAGCACTCTCCTCAAAAAAGTAAACGCAGGCGATTTCGAGGGTGCCGCCCTCGAGTTCCACAAATGGAACAAGGGCGGCGGCAAGGTCCTGGCTGGCTTGACGCGTCGGCGGGCCAGCGAGTCACTGTTGTTCCAGAACATCACGGATGCCGATTACGACGGCAAGCCGGACAAGGTCATCGTGCCGATCCCGGAGCCGATGCCGCAGGCGGTCGATGATCCAGAGGGTTAGCCATGCGGTATGATCGTGCGATGTACGGTGCCGCTGCGATATTCGTGGCCCTCGTGATCGCGGTGCTTGCGCTCTATTTTTTCAGCGACGTGCCCCCGCCAATAGGCGAATAGGAGACTGACATGGTCGCATTGCTGGTCTATCTCGTCATCATCGTCATCGTCTGCATCTTCCTGTGGTGGCTGTTGCAGCAAGTCGCCTTGCCGGAGCCGTTGCGGAAAATTGCGATGATCGTGATGGTGGCGATCGGTGTGATCGTGTTGATCGGTTTGTTGTTGCAGTTTACTGGTGGTGGTGCTTTGCACATACCTAGGCTGCAATAGGAGGGGATAATGTCGCTAAAGACCCTGCCGCTGACGATCCCCGCCGGACACACGATGTCGAGCGGGGTCGATTGCTCGGGCAGCACCAGGATCCTGCGCATCGTCATGCCGCCGGATTGGAACGCAGCGCCGCTGACGTTTCAAGTTTCTGCAGATGGCGGTGTGACCTACAATAATCTGCATCTTACGACCGATATCGGGGATTTCTCGACCTATCCGGCGACCATACCGGTCGTGGTGGCGGGGTCCGTCATCACCATGCCGCCCAATACCGGCTATGGCATTTCCTGGCTGCGGTTCCGCTCGGGCACGTTCACGACCCAGATCAAGCAGGACGCCGACAGGACCTTCCAGGTCGTGTTGGACATGCCGGATGCCGGCACCGGGGGAGCAGGCTCGGCGGGCCCGACCGGCCCAACCGGCCCAACCGGAACCGGAACCGGAGCAGGGGGAACGGGGCCGCAGGGAGATGCCGGACCAACAGGGCCGACCGGCTTGCAGGGCGTACCCGGTCCCGTGGGCGCGGCCGGGCCGTCGGGCGCAGTTGGGATCGTCGGGCCGCAAGGACCGACCGGCGCGGCTGGAATTGCGGGCGCCACCGGGCCGACCGGCACGTTCAATTTGAAAGGCACCATTGCGGCCGACAATGCGGCGGCGGGCAACATCGGAGAAGTCATTGCGACGAGCACCACCGTCGAGGTCGCCCTGACGACGGGGGTGACGGCGAACATCGCTACCTTGGCCCTGACACCGGGCGATTGGGCGGTGTCCGGAGCGATCGTGTTCGATCCGGTGACGGCGACGACCGTCACGGCGTTGGCGGCATCGGTTTCTACTGTCTCGGCGACATTGCCGACGCTGGCGCAGGTCGCATCCGGCATCGGCAACATGACGCAGTATGCCTTGCCGTTCACTAAGGGCGTGGATCAGTACATGCAGACCGGGATCTGCCGCGTTAACGTTAACGCGCCGACCAATGTCTATTTGGTGGGTCAGGGGATTTTCTCTGGCGGAACCATGGGAGCGGCTGGATACATTTCAGCCAGGAGAATCCGCTGATGGCGATTCAAAAAGTTGTCCGGGTCATGGTGTGGGCCATAGCTGATGGGGTGTCGACGTCGTTTACTTTCGATTTGAACATCAGCCCGTACTGGGTCGGGACCAACAGTCCTGCGGGTCAGGGAGGCGCTATCGTCAATTGGTTCGGCGGGGCGTCTCCTGGCAGCAAGATTCCGCCTCCGACAGGTGTCGTGGCGATCGCTGGAGCCGATTCGGCGTCCCTCGTCAGTCCGGTTGTCACGATCAACGTGCCGGTACAGCCGGCCGGATCGAGACACGAGGTCATTCTCGATCTGTTGTTCGATTGATGGGGTTACGGTAGAATGCGTGGAAACCAGCAGGAGGCAGATCATGGCCGAGAAGTCGAAAGTGGAATCCGAAAAGAATGTCGAATTCGCCAAAGGTGGAGATACGCACATGTTCGGTGAGCAGGCCGCCACTCCGGACAAGCCCGGCAACACCGGCAAGGATCAGAGCAGCGCTCCAGGCGCGAAATTCGCCTCCGGCGGATCAGGCAAGATGTTCGGATTTAATCCGAGCGTGCCGGCGACAGCTGGGCAAACAGGTGCCCGCTGATGGCACGAGGAATTGGACCGCGGATGCCCAAGGTGCCGATGCCGAAGGCGCCCAAGCCGGTCGACCCTGCCAAAGCCGTGACGGCACCGCCGCGGCTCAAGCCCATCTCCACCCGTGATTACGGCAAGGGCTCAACGCCGCTGTCGGGAGCGCCTAACTTCGGCGTCCAGGGCGCCGGCATCGGCTACGGAGGCCCGAAATATGGTCTTTAAAAAGCATTTGACTCCCCTTTCGAAGCACGGCCGCGTGGTCAAGCACGTCGGCAAAGGCTCGGTCCAGCAACGCATTCCTTCCGGTGGCCGCAGCTCGCTGACGGGCGGCGACCCGCTGGCGCAGATGCAAAACCAGTATCCAGCCCAGCCGCAGCCGACCGCCGATCAGTCGCAGATGCCGGCCCCGCCGATGGGCGGGCCGCCGCTGGGCTCGAGCCCGCCCGCCGCCATGGGGCCAGGAGCCGGGCCACCGCTTCCGGACGACACTAGTGGGCAATGAGCGCATCGACCAAGGAAATTACTGAAGCGACCCGGTTCCTGCGGAACGCGGCGCCGCAGCAGTACGAGAAATTTGTCGCTGCTTTTGCCAATTATTCGGCCCAAACCACCGACCTGATGGTGCAAGCAACTGGCGATCTGCCGGTCATGCAGGGCCACGCCCAGCAATGCAAGAAGTTGCTGCGCATTCTAGAGGAGATAAAACATGGCTGACGTGACCGTCGACGAAAAGCCGATGGCAAAGCTGCCGATCGACCCGAACTCGATCCCCGACGCCGTGAAAAAGCGTGCCGCGGCGGTCGATGCGCTTTACAATAAGAAAGGCCAGCTTGCTTCGGCTCAACAGGAGAGCGGGGACGTAGTCCCGAAGCCGCCCGCAAGCGGGCCTAAGCCAGAGCAACCCTCGGCCCCCCCGGAAGCTCCGGCTTCGCAGGCGTCGGCTCCCCCCGACCACGCCACCCCACCGGCCGAGCCGGCGCCCGCGGAATCCGCTCCTACCTCCGAGCCCAAGCCGGACAATTGGGAGCATCGCTATCTGGCGATGAAGGGGCGCTATGACGCGTCGCAGAAGACGCTCGCCGAGATGCAGGAGCAGATGACCCAGCTCGGTAACGAACTGTTACAGACCCAGCAGACGGCTTACCACAATGGGCGCACCGCACCGTCTTCGCTGCCACCGCCACCGGCTTACGTGACAGAGCAGGACGTTCAGAACTACGGCAGCGACCTCATCAACTTCACCCAACGCGCCGCCGCGCAGGCGCTAAGCCCCGAGCTGCAAGAGATCAAGCAGCAGAACGCCGAGATGCAGCGGCGCCTCGCGGTCGAGGCACGGCGGAACCTGGACCAGCGGCTCGAGATCGCGGTGCCGAACTTCCGCGACGTCGACCGCGATCCCCGCTGGCACAGGTGGCTGCTCTCGCTTGACATGCTTTCGGGCCGTGTTAGACAGCAATTGTTGAACGAAGCGATTTCAGCGGCCGACGCCCCTAGAGTCATCTCGTTCTTCAGAGGTTTTCTACAGGAAGAGCAAGCCACGGGTCACATCGAGCCTTCGCCCGCCGTTCAGCAGGCCCCGCCTCCTCGAACCCCGGCCGTCGATCTAGGCTCCCTGGCAGCCCCTGGCAGGGCCAGGCCGGCAACCGGAGGCGATGCCTCGGTGCCGCCCGACAAACCCATCTACACACGCGCCCAAGTCAAGCAGCTGTACGAACAGCACCGTAAAGGTGCGTATGTCGGTCGCGAAGCCGAGTGGGCTCGGCTGGAGGCCGATATGTTCGCAGCCCAGCGCGAGGGGCGCTACCGATAAAC